GATTCATTTGGCACAAAGTCAAAAAACAAACCGATCTTGCTACCCCATACCGTAGACGGCCTAGACTTAGACCCGCCAAAATATAATCGTCCTTCGTGGAATGTAACCGTGCGCGGCCAACCTTTAGCGCTTGACCACACATCCTCATATCCACTTTCAACTTCCCAGCTTCCTTGCGGAATATTGCTAGTATTAAAAAACGGATATTCAACCACGGCTTTTACAATAGTGTTGCTAACATATTCAACAATTCTAGCCCTACCTTGTGGTGATGCATTTATATACTGATTCACACTTGACGCAGAAAAAGCAGAGTTCTGCGAAGTTAAAGTCACATTACCTGAAACAGCGCTCGGTGTTAAATGGCCAGAAGTTGGTGTTGTAGTTGTTAATGTAAAAGCATATTTTGGAATGCTATCAAATGTAATGGTTGTAGATGTCCATGCGGTGTCGCTTGTTCTGGTAATCCTTACCGGCTGAATATCAGGATGCACAACAATCAAAGTATCTGCTGATTGCGTCCAGCACATATCGTCAACAATGGTGCTGCCTATGGTGGTTGTCAGGTATGGATTGCCACTGCCATTGATGTTTGTTTGTACTACGCCATTTTTAATGACGTACATTCTGTTGTGCGTAAAAACAAGCATGTAGGAATCATCGACAGAGAACTGGAATGAAACCATGCGCACACCATTGCCGGCAGACTCTGTGCTGGTGTTTGGTAATTCATAAATATGCTTTAAGCCAGGTCGACGACGCAATCCACCTTGCGGCTGGATCAATACATTCGTAGCCTTAGACAAAGCATTAGCATATGCCTGCAGATCCACGCGAGCACGCAACAGCGGATCTAATTCGCCGGTGCTAAAGTTTGTGGTGAAGTCTACAAAACGCGGCATCAGTTCCTCACTGCTATTAGTGTGTAGTCTTCAATTGCTCTTGTCGGTTGACCTTGCGCGTCGATCTGCGTGGCTGTACGGAAAAACCCACCTCTACCATTTTCTGATGGATCACCCACAGCTTTACGCTCCCAGCGCAATGATTTGTCTTGCTGCTCAGTTATCGGCTCGGCCAAGTGCCAAGCCATCATGTATTTCATTAGCTGCACAAAATACTGTGGCCAGGCAAACTCACCGGCTGAATATTGATAGTCTATAAAAACAGATTCTAGGTTTGCCAGTAATTGATCGCCTTGTATTTCCCAATCCTTTTGTACTGATGCGCCTGGGTTGGCGCTTTCATATACAGCGCGTGGGCTGGCTAACCGATCACCAGGTAACTGGTATGCATATTTCCAAACTGAATTTGGTGCTGTAAGTAGTCGTGCTAATTGTATTTTCTTGGTGTTGAATGACCAAGGATACATTACCAATGTGGAGTCACGCGTGTCAGGGTACAAACGATCACACGAATTTGACTCATCTGTTCCATCATTAAAAGATGAAATAGGCTCTGCTCCAAGCAATATCAGAGCATCAGCACAAATTGAAACGCCAGTATCACCTGCAGCCATTAGAACCCCTTAACGTAAGAAAGGGCCGGCCTTATAAAAGACCAGCCCTCAACACTACAGTACCGACAGGTTAGTCGCCGTCGGTGGCCGACAGAGTCGTGCCATCAGTCACATCCACAACGCCACTTGCATTGGATACGACATACACCAGAGTGACGACGGCTGTTGTGCCAGTCGAAGTCACGCAGTGAATAACGTCGCCAACTTCAAGCGTATTTGCCAACGAGTTGAAATAACCGCTGGTGTTTACATCAGCAATGCTGTCAGCCGTTTTATAGGCATACATCGACGGCGCATTGCCGCGCTTGGCTGCGTGGTAGGTGGTAAAGCCATCTGCAGAGTAAGCCATTAGTCAGCCCTCCTTTAAGCCGCAGCCGCAGTATCGCGGGCTGTGATTTTAACGATACCTTCACTATCAATCGCAACAGAGCCTGCAGAGAACAGTGCATTTACTAGCCAGCTGGTTTTCTCAGGAATGTAGTTGATCTCAGTTTTAGGTGCTATGCCTTCAGCGTAACCAATCGCCTGCGAGTGGAAAGCGTAGAGCGTACGATCTGACGAACCATCAATAGGCAAACCACCTTCTGTGCGGTCGCCCAGGATGTGGAATTGGAAGCCCATAAATGTCGAGATCTCGCCCTGCACTAAAGCCTTCACAGAGTTAAAGTCAGACGACGTTACCGAAGTCTGCTCAAGCATTGATGCCAACGAATTTGCGTGGATGATGATGTGACGACCATCCGAAGGCACGTTCTTAGCGTTCAATATTTTTGCAGCTTCACGCAGTTTGGAAATATTCATATTGGTATTAGAACCACCAATTGAATTAGCCACAGTGCCTGTGCTTGTTGCAGCAGCCAACGCATCCAAGATCAATTGATCTTGACGACGGCCAATAGCAGCGCCAACAACTTGAGAGAGCTCAGAGCGCTCGTCAAAGTTAACTTTAGCCTGCGAAAATATATCCGAATATTCAGCTGCGTTCCAATCTTGCAGTGTGCAAGTTACATTGGAAAAGCCAACATTCATTGGAGTTACATCAGTTTGGGTCACGCGTGCAGTAGCAACGCCTTTGCCAACTTTAGGAAATTTTACAGATGAGCCTTCTACACCACGACGCTGACGCACAGCACCCACCAGCATTGCTTTGCCCTGGTAAGCCTGTTTGACCTCTGCGTCGAAGAGTGTAACGAAAGCATTAGATAGACTAATAGCCATTATTTACCTCGTTCGGTTAAGTGATCATGGGTTTTCGCGTCGGTGAGCCGTGCAGTACGGGCCTGTGCTTGCTGTTTACGTCAGCCATTCGGTGGTATCTCGCCACAGGTTTGGGCCGTGTTACCGGTATGCCATGCCGGCAATTCTATTATCCATTTAACATTTTGCAATACATGCGATTGATATAAAAAAACCCCGGCACATAGACCGGGGCTAAAAGCTGTGGCGACCACCAAGAAGACACAGCTGCGAGATTTAATCTTTTACTACCTGGGCAAACATTTTTTCTACCTTTTGCCGGTAGGCTGCGTCTGTATTGTAGCGCTTATCTGCCACCATTTGATAAAGCTCATCTTTACTAGGCAAACCATCCATTGGTTCTGTTTCGATAGGTAATCTACCCTCATAGCCTTCGCGCAACTTAGCCAGCATGTTTATGCCGCGAGCTGTGCCTGCCATGATTTTAAATTCATCCCAATCTTCGGAACCCCATATGCCCTTCTGGATTAAGCCGCGAGCCCAATCTGCCATGCCATTAACCAAAGCCTGACCATTAGGGCCTAGCATTTTCATTTCTTGGGCTGCGTCCACACCCACATCACCCATGAGCTCTTGTGATTTTTCCTTGAGCGTTCCCACCAGGTCGTCAAACTGAGCTTGCGATAAGCCGTTCTCTTTTGCCCAATCAACCAATGTGCCGGCCATTGGGTTATCGGATGCATCATCACCCCAGCTGCTAGTATCGTACTTGCCATCGGCTGGTGCTTTGTGCTTGCCCTGGCTAATCTGCTTGCGCAAATCAGACCAGCTTTTGCTCATGGCTTCCAGGTTAGCTTCGCCTTTGTCATTATCCCAAAAATTATCGGGGAGAAACTCAGGCTTTACTTTAGGCGCACCAGTGTCTGATGCCGAACCTGTGGGTGTTTCTACTGTCTTATGATCTATTGATACTGCTTCTTTAGATTCAGGCTTAGTTGTATCTTCGAGCGTCACACTGTCAAGTAAGCCGGTGCCGGGCTCGACGGTTGCTGTGTCGGTAGTCATAAATTCCTAGCTTGTAAGATCCGTGCTTTCAAATCTCGTATAACTGTTCTCTGCCCTTCAGCAAAGAAAGCATACGAGGGGTCGTTACCTGGCACGGCGACAGGTACGTCCACATACATTTGATCTAACCATTTCATTATTGCCAGCCCATCCTCTGACGTAAATACACGCAAGCATAGTTTGGCAATGTCTTCGCGCTGCTGTGTCACTGCGCGAATATCGCTGGTTTGATCTATGTTATCTAATTCATCCCAACTCATTGGGGCATCCCTTCGGCTGGTGGTTGTCCTTGCTGCATAGCTGCCATTTGCATAGCCATTGCCTGCTGCTGTTGAGCTTGGGCTTCCTCCATCAGTACAGCACGCTCGGTTGCGTCATTGCGCACAATAGAAGGTACACCCAGCTTGTCGCCAATGTAATCAACCACAGCATCGTTCTTTAGGGCGAGCTGGCCATCGGCACCAAACGTCTGCATCAGCTGGGTATATTGCAGGATGGCATTAACCTCTTCCATGTTCTGAGCCATTGCCAGCGGAGCAACAGGAGTTACCTTGATCTCTAAGCCATTAACGCGCAACGGCATGATGATCAAGCCGCGCTCATCCATTACTTCGAGAATCTTTGTGACCAGCGGGATCATTGTTTCGTTGATCAAGCGACCAAACGCCGAGCCAAGGTTTTGTGCGAGCTCCTTCATGCGCTCTACAATCTCAGTTGCAGACCTAGCAGACATATTGTCTGGTGGCAAAGACTCATCTAACAATATGCGCTTGATATTACTGCGCAGATCATTGATCACCAGCTGCGATACGTTGAAGTCGCCAGCGCGTGGCAGTGGCTGCAGTGCTGGGCCTTGTGGGCCACCATTGCGTGCAACAGGGATAATGGCACCAGGCACAATCTTTACTGTGTTGGGATTCAATACGCCATCATCTGCAGCTGTGTAAACGCCTGCCACTGCTAACGAAGCATTCTTTAATAGCAGCTCAATGGTTTTGTTTAGTGTCTTAATGTCTGGCAAAGCTGTCAGCAGTGGGCCACGACCATAGATCTCGCCGGCCACCTTCATATAGCGAGAAATCACCCAAGGTGAATATGGTTTGCGCCTGTATACCAGCTCGTCTTTGCCCTCTTTCCAAATAACGTGATAGCAGTAGTCACCACGCTTATGGTCATAGATTGTTGCCTCAACCAGCTCAATATCGTCTGTTGGCTTTTGGTCGATCTTGTTTTGCAGGTTTGGTGGTATTTTAGCGTCTGGCCATTGACGAATAATTGATTCGCCTTTTAAGCGCATACGGCGGTAGACGTTATCTACTTGGCCGTTTGCACCCTCTTCATACGCCACCAAAAACAATGGCACTGGCACGAAGTTAATTGGGCTGACATCATCACCAGGCTGCACCATCATGCAGGCAGTACCGACTGCTAGGTCTAGTAAAAACTCACCGATAGCAATGTCGAAATTAGACTGACGTAATACAGCAAACATTTTTTCACTGTAGGCATCGAGCACTTCTTGAGCATTTGGTTTTTGATCGTCAGGTATTTGCACGCCTGGCTCTAAGCGCGACCACTTGCGCTGCGGAGGAAAGACTACCGATTGCAGTCTATTGGCAAACCGCTGAGTTGAGTTGATAGCTGTCGAGTCAAATACTCGCGCCATCTTCTTGGTGCCTGTTGCGCCACCTTCCCATACGCCATACAGTTGGCGCTGGGGCAAAGCAAATTCGTAAGCGTCCTGATACAGCGTTTGAAATTCATCTTTCTTACGCTGTGCAATATCCTGCCGTTTAAGGATCTCCTCTGGCTTTAATCGCTTACCACCTACTGGCACCTTGTATTCCATTTAATCTTCCTCTTTATCTTCAAGTAAGTAGCCAGATAGCAATGATCTTTCCATGCGACTTAATGCAATGTTCTTTTTGATCTTCTTGGCAATAGCAGCTTTTTGCTCTGGACTAAGCTCACCAGCCATTGGCTTATCTTCTTCTTCGTGTTCTTTCTCAAGTGAGATTTCAATTTTCATTTTTTCTCTTTCGCTGCTGCCATGTTGTCGATCAAATTAGGATAGGGTCTGCCTGCCTTTTGAGCTCGGCGCATAGCGCTACGCTTTTCAGATCCGCTCAACTCTTTTGATTTGCCTAAATCTTTTGGCCTCGGTTTATCCCATACCTCTTTCATTTTTGTTCCTTCATCAATCCGCGCTTACGCTTTGATCTTTCCTGTTCTGATAAAGCAATTGCAATAGCTTGATCTCTACTTGCGACTTTATCTCCGCTTGAGCTTTTCAATGTGCCGGCTTTGTATTCGCGCATTACTTTATGAACTTTATCCATTATTTATCCTGCATCAATGGTCTTGATCCTTTGCGGCCAACGACTGCAAGTCGCGCTCCTTTGCGCTCACCGACTTCGCGTTGAAACTCTTGCTGAATTTGACCACGCTTTTGTTCAAACTGAGTTTCATCAAATCCAGCTATCTGCGGAGCTTGTGGTGCTGATGGCGCTGATGGCGCTCTTTCAGAAAATGTAGGTACTGGATTGTCTTTATATAAATCATAGAATCTATCCTTAGTACCTTTGGGAGCCAATTCTGCAGAATATCCAGAGGGTAAATTTTTAGTGCTTATCTTCTTACCATCAACATTCCAAATCTGTTCAATTTCACCTTTAAAAATATCTCCACCTAGTTTAAATGGCGCATTGATTTTTGTCTTTGGTTGGAAACCAGAAAGCGCCTCATTAAATTTATTTAGCCTTTCTTCGTATGCAGCCTTTGCGCTTTCGTATGCTGGCATCTGTATTTCTCTGTACTCTTTACTAGCTACTTCATACGGAGCCATAGCCTCTTCCCTTTGCTTTTGATAAGCAGAGAATGCAGACTCATATTCACCGGTAGACGTTTCAATATTCTTTTTGAATTGTTCTGCCAGCCTGGTTAAGTCTGAGCCTTTGCGCATCATCATGCGCTTTTGGTATTGGGTAGCCATTACTGCAGTCTCATGCCTGGGCTTAACGCTACGCTTTCAACACCAAGCTCTGGTGTCATACGCTCTTGTGAAAGCAGTGAGCGTCGGCCACCGCGGGTGCGAGCTTTCAATGCAGAGGCTTCGGATGATGCAGCTTTACGACGCTCTTCATCTGCAAGAGCTTGCACCTCTTTAGACTTCTGCTCCATTGCCAGTTTGTTTTCTTTGTACTGCAGCTGTGCAGCATCAAACTGTTGGCGAGCAATATCTGATTGCTGTTGCAGTGATGTGGATTGCTTTGCGTATTCTGCAGTTTGCTTTGCTACTTCTGTGCGCATAGCTTCTGCGTCAATGGTTTGCTGTTGCAGTGCTCGCTTCTGCGCTTTTTCTGCATCAATGCGAGCTTTCCTTCCTTCGTATGCGCTATATCCAGTAGCAAGTGCTAAAGTTACGATTCCAGACATTTCAAATCTCCTTTGCGTTTATCGTATAACCCGCATTCAGGTATTTCATAAAGGCGAGCCTCTAGCTCATCAATGTTTCTGCAGTTGTCTGGATTTGCATAAATATCCGTCCAAACAACTTCTTCTTCATATACTCTGCCTGCGCGTTGAAATCCAGCTGGTGCATCAAATTCACATGGCGCTATTAAAACTTTAATCCCATCTTCTGTATTAACTGCAATCACACCGCGCTCAAGTCTTACTTTGTATGGTGTCTTATGTGCAGCTCCAGTTAAAACAGTCCACGGCTTTAAAATAATCGTGCGTTCATAAATGCCAGGCAAAAACTT